GGCGGTGATATTCAAGATAATCAAAAAGCAAGACGAGCAAATTTTGCTCAACAAGTGTTACATCAACAAATGGTAGACTCTCAATATGGGTCAGATGCTTCGGCACAACAGGAGAAATAAATGTTAAAGCCAGTTATTGTACTTGCTGCAGGTTGTTTAATTGCTACAGGTGCAGCTGCTAATACAGAAATTATCGGTACAGTAGATTCTAAGTGTATCGTTATCAGTGAAACTCCGGGTATTTACGGAAACCCAACCCCTAATTTACTAACTACAGATCCTTCAAATGGTGGCGTAAAACCAATTATTCGATACGACGTAATTAGTGCAGAATACTACAAAGCTAGAATTAGCTATCCAGATGCTTTTTCAACGGCACCTAGTTTAGACGATGTTGTAAACTGGGATGGCAGTGTAACTGTATCAGAGGTTTCTAACACAGATATGTCAGGGTATGACGATAATAAAGTAACTTATAACAATGTTACTGAGTATGACTTAACCGTTGCAGGAAGCACTTGGTTTACCATTGCTTCTGAAGCAGATTATGGTAGCAACAAGTCCCTTCCCGCAGGCACATATAATGCTGTCGTGGAGGCTGAGTGTATTCCTCTCTAAAACTTGTAATTGTTTTTCTTCTGTTAAGTAGTGGGTACGCAAGTGCCCACGAACTTACTCCTACATATGTAGAGTTAAAACAATCATATGTAGAAAACGTATTAACAACATCGGTTTACTTATGGAATGGTAGAGCGGATGTACTTTATTATAGAGTAAATGTTTATGATAAAGATATGAAGGAAGTAGAGTTTTTCTCCCTTCCTGCAGAGATAGTAAAATTAGAGTACACAAAACGTCAAAAGATTGATGTATATATGTCTTCATTAAACGCAAGAAAAGCTGTATACATTTGCACACGTTCTCAGATACTCAAAGGGTTAAAACAAAAAACAGTAGTATCATCAAAGATTTGTTCAAAAATCAAGTGAGGTTGCGTGAAATATTTCATCGCAGTAATAATAATTTTAGTAATAATGATTACTCCAAATGCTTTTGGGCAATCATTAAATTTAAATCTTCCTCAATCTCCTTCTAGCTATCAATCAGATAGATTTAGACATGGGGACTTAGATTGCTCAAATGCAATCGGAGGAGGTACGAATTTAGAGTTCGGGGTCGTAGGACTACTGGACCAACAGCAACAACCATACGAGACTATAGGTCCGAGCAATAATAGTCAAGTATTTGGAGATTATCAAAAAGATGTGGGCGTGTACGCCAGAATTACAATACCTTTAGACAAACCAAAAGAGCGCATTAATTGCAATACTTTGTATCAACTTGCACTTGAAAGAGAACGTCTAGAGGTGCAGCGGCTGAAAGAAGAAGTTAATCAACTTAGAAGACTTCAGTTCGAAAATAGCAAAGAGGAATAATGGCAGAATTTGAATTTGCGGGAATGACATTTAAGGGCGGCAAGGCAGCAATTGTTTTGACTGCCCTTTCTACTTTAGGGGGTGCTTCTTGGGCTGCTTTCGAGTTTTATGCAGACTACATGAATATGAAAGAAATAGTAGAAAATATAGACGTAGGTGTAATTGAAGCACGAAATGCAGTAATCGAAACAAAACTAGACGAAGCAATAGACTATACTCGAGATATTAAAAACTCTTTAAAAGATGATATAACTCGTATAGAAAGAGTTTCTGATTCCACATCTTCTCGTGTAAAAGACATTCAAAGCGACATTGATGAAAGACTTCGAGATATGTCCGACCTTACTAGAGAGACAGAAAAAGACGTAAGAGATACGATGCGTGATGTAGAGAATCGCATCGAAGCTGATATGGAAAAGCTAGAAACAGATCTTGAAGATAAACTACAAAAAGCTTTGGACAATCCTTTAGCGGATTAAGGTACCAAAAATAAACCTTGACTTTGCAACTGGTATGGAGTAGAATTGCAAAATGGGAAAAGAAGTTACGACAATATCCCCTGAGGGACTAGAAATTGCCAATTGTTATCTACAGTACGGCAATATTCGTGCTGTGTGTGAGTACATGGGGGTTCCTGAAAATCAAGTGGTTGAGTTGCTCAACAAACGCGAAGTAAAAAAGTACATTGATACTGTATATCTTGATATGGGGTATCGTAATAAAAACAATATTGCTACTGTACTAGACGAAATGATTGCAAGCAAACTCGAAGAGGCTCAGGAGACTGGAGTATACTCTTCAAAAGATCTAGCAGACCTACTACAGATGGCCCATAAAATGCGTATGGATGAAATTAAAGCGCAAGCTGAGTTACTTAAAGCCGAAACAACTAATATTCGTAATCAAACAAATGTTCAGATTAACGATGCAGCACTACCTTTTGGTCAAGGCAACTATGGTAAACTCATGGAGAAATTAGTAAATGGACCAGGAGAGTAGAATACGAAACATGGAGCTTGAAATGGCACAACATGAAGCTCAATGTGAAGAAAGATGGAAAACGACTTTTAATCGTCTTACAGATATTGAAGATGGGTTGAAGCGTATCGAAAATAGAATTATGGTATCAGGAGGCAGTATTATAATTTTCCTCGCAGGAGTAATTGTAACATTACTCATGGGCTAATGGGTGCGTCGACACATAAATTATGAGTTTCAACCGCGACAAAACAATAAATATTTAAAAGACTTTGTTTTTGCGTGCTCCATAGGCTTTAACATAGGACTAATAATAGGGCTACTAATGGTGGCATTTTCATAGGAGAAATCATGAATAGTATAAAAATTTCTAACGCAGGAACTCCTGACCAATGGAGAATAACTGTCGATAATGAGACTCGTTTAGTTGCAGAAGATTGGGATGAAGTACACGCTTTTATGGTGAGACAACTTCTTCCAGTACCAGAAGTAAAAATAAGTGATATGACGGCTTATGAACTTAAGCAAGCTCTGGTTGACGCCGGAGAGGGAGAAGAGTAATGCCAGCAGGCAAAGGAACTTATGGTAAAAAACGCGGACGTCCTGCCAAAAAAGGCAAGGGTAAAAAGAAGGCTATGGGCGGATTAACGGCGGCCCAAAAGAAGTTGCCCCCAGCGTTGCGAAAGGCACTCATGAAGAAGAAGCGTGGCGGTAAAAAGAAGAAGTAAGCGAAAGGCTGCTAAAAAACGTCCAGTACCAACTAATAAAAAACTATATGCAAGGGTAAAAGCTCAAGCTAAAAGAAAATTTGCGGTATACCCTTCTGCTTATGCAAACGGTTGGTTGGTTAAAACTTATAAAGCCAAAGGCGGTAAATACCGTATGGGCAAATAAATGGCTAAACCTAAAGGTGGACTGACTAAGTGGTTTAAAGAGAAATGGGTAGATATTTCCCGCCCAAAAAAGGGTGGGGGATATAAACCTTGTGGTCGTAAGACCTCTAAAAAAGGAAAATATCCTAAATGCGTTCCTGCATCAAAAGCCGCTCGTATGACTCCGGCACAAAGAAAATCTGCAATTCGACGAAAAAGAGCGGCAGGTAATCCAGGGGGCAAGCCGACTATGGTAAAAACATTTGCTAAGTCGAAAAGGAGAATGAAGCGTGGCGGTAAAAAGAAAAGGTAAAAAGCGTGATCCGCGCTTAGCACGTGCAAGGGTAAAAGGGTACAACAAACCTCGTCGTACTCCAGGACACCCAAAGAAGTCCCATATTGTCGTAGCAAAGGTAGGTGACAAAATCAAAACGATTCGATTTGGGCAAAAAGGCGCTAAGACTGCAGGAAAGCCTAAAGCAGGAGAAAGTGCCGCAATGAAAGCAAAGCGTAGAAGCTTTAAAGCACGTCATGCGAAGAATATCGCAAAGGGTAAGATGAGCGCAGCTTATTGGGCCGATAAGGTGAAATGGTAGTGTTTGATTCAGAAGTATCTCATATTAATAAAACTTGGAAGTATAAGTACGATAAAGAGCAGTATAAAGTATCTGACTATTGGAAGATAATGAAAGAAGCTCCGTATATTGGAGATTGTGAAGACTACTCTCTTACAGTATTATACTTAATTAGTAAGAAGTCCTGGATTAAGTTTTGGCTGAATCTATTTACTTTTAAAGCAAAAATTTGTTTTGTAACTACACGCACCGGCGGCGGTCATGCTGTGCTTAAATTTGGTAAGTTATATATTGATAATTGGAGCAAGAAATTTGTTTCCAAACAAGAAATGGAAAAGCTGGGACATAGATTCCATCCTTGGAGATTCCTACCGACTACGGTAGCAATCAAGATGCTTATAGCAAAATTGAGAGGCTAACATGGAAGAGAAGTTCCACCCAGCAGATACAAATGGAGACGGAGAAGTATCTCCAGAAGAGCAGCAAATGTACTTAGAGTTCAAAAGAAAGGAACTAGAGGATAAGGATGCTCAGCGGGATGCTATTCGTAAGATGGCATGGTTTTCTTTAGGGGGTTTACTACTTTATCCTTTTGGTATCTTTCTAACATCTTTGTTTGCATTAGACCAAGCGGCAAATTTAATTGCAGATATAGCTCCAACTTACTTTGCCTCAATCGCAGTATTAGTGTCGGCCTTTTTCGCCGCAGATGCAGTAGGGAGTAAGAAATAATGGAAATGTTACTTGATTTAGCTATGACTTTTTGGCAGTGGACAGTATTTGCAGTACTTGTAGTAATTGGTTTTATTTTTACTAAGTTTGATGGGCAAGGCGAGCATCGTGTAGGATTTAAGTATTCTGAAATGCCTCACATGAAACCTCTTCCGATACAAACAAAAGATAAAGGATTCTTTAAAGGAATCTGGATGTGGCTGATGGGCGTTCGTCAGTGGGAAATTTGTGATGACTTTCACTTTGAGTTAAATGGAAAAGCATATGTAGTTCCTAAAGGTTTTGAGTTTGACGGAGCTTCTGTACCTAAGTTTTTAGCTATGTGGTTATCTCCTACAGGTGTACTACTTATGGGAGGTCTTGTTCATGACTATGCTTATAAGTATGCGTGTTTAAAAGAAGCTTCTGGAGAGCACACACCTAAAATGACTCAGAATGAGGCAGACAAACTTTTTCGTGATATTTGTATCGAAGTAAACGGATTTAAGCTGTTAAACTACCTTGCTTACTGGGCACTAGCAGCAGCAGGTTTTGTGGCTTGGAACGGTCACAAGAAAAGAGGGACTCACGTATGAAATATCTAAGTAAACTTATGGGCGAACGCAGCACTGCAGACGGTTTAATGCTTACTGCAGTTTGTGGAGGATTTTTAGTATTAGGCGGCCTTGCAAAAATAGTAGCTTGGGTTGGTCTAGCTTGGGGTCTTTATACATTATTTAAGACGGAGTCCTAATGTTTGGAATGTTAAAAATGCTGCCTATTGTAATTGTACTTGCGGGTGCAGGGTATGCTTATCACACAACTATCGTAGGACAGAAAGACCTTGCAATAATGCAGCTAGAAAAGAATAATGTAATTTTAAAAGAAAATACTGTAAAATTAGAAATTGCTTTTGAAACTGCAGAAAAAGCAAGAGTTCAATCAGAACAAAACTTGCAAAAACAACTTAAAGTAATTGGAGAGCTTAGCGAAAAGAACAATGCTATGCAAGAAGAAATGGACGATTACTTATCTATTTTTAAAAGACATGACCTTACAAAGCTGTCAAAAGCAAAACCAGGACTTATACAACCTAGAATTAATAATGGTACTAAGGAAGTGTTTCGAGCAATAGAAGAAGCGAGTAAAGAGGTGGAAAATGCGGATTCTAACTAGTTTATCTCTAGTACTACTTGGAGGCTGCTCTCTATTACAGCCTCAACCTTTACCAGCTCCAGAACCGATTATTAAAACGGTTACTGAGTATAAAACACTGGAAATTTATCAGCCTCCCTTACCTAAAGCTATAAATTTACAAGACATCGAATTTTTCGTTGTCACAGAGAAAAATTTTGAGGAGCAAATAGCCCGCCTCAAAAAATTACAGGACGGATCTTATGTACTTTTTGGGATTACTCCTTTAGACTACGAGAACATGTCCTACAATTTACAAGAGCTTCGTAGATATATTCGACAACAAAAAGAAATAATTATTTATTATCGCGAAGCAACTCAAAATGATGTTGGCACTGATGCTGAAGATTGGCTAGAGCAGAACGACAAAACAATAGAAGATCAAAAATCAGAGTAGAATAAAATGGCAATAGAAATTAGTCGTCTAGACATAGTAGCAGACGAGCTTCACCTTTTACAATCTGAGACACGCTTTCTTAAGTTAGCCGTAGCTCCCTACCTGGAGCTATTAGGCGTTACACCTTTACCCTCTCAGGTAGCAATTATTAATGCGATTAATAATCCTAAATATCGTTTTGTATGCGCTGCGGTATCGCGAAGACAAGGCAAAACATACATCGCAAACATAATCGGGCAGCTAGTATCCCTAGTTCCTGGTTCCAATATTCTCATTATGTCCCCTAATTACTCGCTGTCTCAGATTTCTTTTGATTTACAAAGAAACTTAATTAAACACTTTGACTTAGAAGTAACCAAGGACAATGCAAAAGATAAAGTTATAGAATTGAGCAACGGCTCTACGGTCCGAATGGGTTCTGTAAACCAGGTTGATTCCTGTGTAGGAAGAAGTTACGATTTAATTATATTTGACGAGGCGGCGTTGGCAGACGGACGTGATGCGTTCAACGTAGCTCTTCGACCTACTCTAGATAAAGATAATTCAAAAGCTATTTTTATCTCGACTCCTCGAGGCAGGAACAACTGGTTTGCTGAATTCTTCGATAGAGGATTCAATGATGAGTTCCCGGAATGGTGCTCTATACGAGCTACTTATAAAGATAATCCAAGAATGTCTGAACTGGATATATCGGAAGCTAAAAAATCTATGTCCGACGCTGAGTTTAGGCAAGAGTATGAAGCTGATTTTAATACTTATGAAGGACAGATATGGAACTTCGATCATGAAAATTGTGTTACCAATAATGAAGTTCTCGACATATCTAGCATGGATGTATTTGCTGGTCTCGATGTGGGTTATCGTGATCCAACTGCATTTTGCGTCATAGCATATGATTGGGACGATCAAACATACCATATATTAGCGGAGTACTTAGATGCGGAGAAAACTACTGAGCAGCATGCTCTTAAAATACAAGAGTATATTGATAAGTTTGATATTGACTACATTTATATTGACTCTGCTGCACAACAAACTCGATTTGACTTTGCACAAAATTATGACATTAGCACCATCAACGCTAAAAAATCCGTACTTGATGGAATTGCACATGTAGCAGGTATAGTAGATAATGATAAATTACTTGTTGATCAAAGATGTGATGAGGTGTTATCTTGCTTAGATCAATACCAATGGGACCCAAATCCTAATTTAGCTAGAGAAAAGCCAAAACATAATCGAGCATCCCACATGGCAGATGCTTTAAGATACGCACTATATTCGTTTGAAACAAGTCAGACCGGGTTCTAAAGACACCT